CTGTGCCGCATACTGTTCGGGCGTTATCCCAAGTTTGTTGGCGAGACGAACCTGAGAGGAAGATAACTCCACTTTGCTCGGTTTTTTTCCACCGCGACCTGCGGGGGCGACCACCGGGGTCTTTCGAGAAGTCGGAGGCCCACTTCCAGAGGATGCTTCCTTCTCAAAACTTTCGGGGAACTTATCTCTAAGCTCCCTATCCACGATGTCATAATATTCCTTATGAACCAATGGATTATATCCCTTACGAACAAGCTGTTCGTGTACACCTATCGCAAAGCCCGTCAATTGCTCATAGCCGGGTCTTTGAAACCATGAATTTTTCTGCAACCAAGCAACCGCCTTCGGGTCCGGAGGCGGCACATGCTGTTGCGGCTGTGCCTGATCCTGGGCCTCCTGCTGTACTGGCTGTTCATTATAGGCATCGGGCGCAGCCACATTATAATGTGAGCGCTCCGCATGCAGACGAGAGACATCCGACTGTGCTTCGGCAATGGCGTCGGCATCGCCGGTCTCATAGGCTTCCTTGAACCTCGACTTGGCGGCATCCAGTTCGACATCGTTTTTCGCAGAAACCTGATCGTACAGCAATCTGCGGCTGTTTGATAACTGGTCCTTTAGCGCCTTGTTTTCCGACTGCACGTTCTGCGCATAGCGGACTGCCTCGTTGTTCTCACGCAGTGCCGTTTCCTTGTCACGGCGCTCGTTGTGAAATTCATAACGCAGCGTGTCCATGCGCGACTTGACGCGCTCGGACAGGCCGGGAATGTCCTCGTCCACATTCTCCGATACCTCTCCCCTCGGAGGCCGGTTACGGTCCTCTTCAGGGGTATCGTCTATTACCGAAACCTCTATGTCAGGGGCGTCTTCCGCAAGAACGTCGATGGGATCGGTAAAGTTTCCGGACTTCTCTTCGGTGAAGAGATCGTCCTGGGCTTCTTCGACTGCTTCCGGTTCGGTGCTCATGCCCGTATCACTCCCAGTGGATTCTCGACAATGGCCTGGGGCACATCATCGGTGATAAGCCTGAACTTCTGGCCATGAACTTCGATGCGGGTTCCTGAATATGACCGCATGACAATCCAGTCGCCCTCCTTGCAATAGGCCCCGCTGGGAAATTTCCTTTGAGGGGTTTCCGCATAACAGTCGGGACCCAGCGCCATGACATAAGCCGTAATGCTGGCCGTCTCTTCACGGTCCCGCGCATTGTCCGTAAGGTAAATGCCGCCTTCCGTCTTCTCCTCCTGTTCAGGCAGCGCCACCAGAATATGATAAGAGCAGGGTTCCGGTAGCTTACTCGCCGCCTTCTTCTCCTTCTCCTCGCTGAGTTCAACAACCTTTTTATCGGACACAGGTATCTCCTTGCGTTTTCGCTCTGAGCGGGGGTAACGCTCCCCCTGCGCATTTGTTAGCCAACTGGCGGGCAGTGACGATCTGCCCCGATGTTTCATGTGAAACATTCACCATTCATCCCGATCCGTCTTCGGCCCTTCTCTGTTTTTCCATCAGGTCCAGCATTTCCCTTTCGGCTGTCGCCAGTCCTTCTATGATGCCAACCATCTTCTGGTATTCGTCAAAAGACTTAGCACCGCCCATTGCAAGATCGTCGGCCCTTTCATTCATCAGGTTCCGCAATATCTTTCGATAAGCCGAAAATAAAGATTGATCAAGCAATATTAACTATTCCTGTTTCTCTTCGTGTCGTCATCCAGAAGGGCCTTTGCCACTTCCGTCGAGAGCCGCGCCCTCTCCAGAACCGCCCTTTCCTCTGCTTCGGAAACTTTCAGGGCCGCATTATCCTGGGTTTTCGCGATCTCAATGCCCAGCTTGACGCCCTCAAGTTCAGCATCCTGGGCCATCTTATCGCGCTCAAGCTCCTGGGAAGAACGCTCCTTCTCGGCATTGAGCATGAGCCTTGCCCTGTCGGTCTCGGCCTTCCTCTGAATGTCTGCCTGACGAAGCTCAAGCTCCTTCTGCTGTAACTGGAACATCGGGTCTTGGGCCTGCTGCTGCGCCTGCTGCTGCTGGACCTCGGCAACATTCTTGTTGAACAGCCTCTCAGCCGCTTCCGCCACCAGCCGCGACAGCTTGACTTCGATGTCTTCGGGCAGCGGTTCGTTCGGCGGCGGCAATTCCACACCAAGCTGCTTTTCGATCTCCCGACGATACTGGAAGCCAAGATGCTCCTGTATGTGGGAAGACATCGCTGCGGCAATAGTTCCGGCCATCGGACTTTGGGAGACAAGCTGCTGTATCTTCGGGTCCTGTATCGCCGCCATATGCACCTGAATATGGGCCTCATGGTCCTGATAAATGAATGCCTTCAATGGCTTGCCGTTCAGCACATCCATGTTCTCGCTGACCGGATCACGCGGCTTCATCTCCTCACTGAGAGGAATGATCTTCTCGGCGTCCTGAATGCCCAGAACATCCAGCATCTGCCGGTGCAATTCTGGCAGATCGTACATCTGCGGTGCCGACTGGGATAGCTGGAGAGCAGCCTGATACTGCATGATGCGCTGGCTCATGGTCGCGGCGTTCGGATCGGACACCGGAATGACATCCACGCGGCCATCAAAGTCGTCGCCCTTTATGGCCTCCTTGTCATCGGCCTTGTATTCGTATTCGTCTTCCGCGTAGTCGCGGACGATACCGGCAATCAGGGTGAACTCCTTGCGCATGGCATCGTGGAGCCTCGCCTGGATGGCCGACATGACTTTCATTGACCGCTCAATAAGAGCCAGGGTGGTGCCAACCGGGGCGTCCTGTTTCATATCCGCCAGCTTCAGATCGGTGATCGAAGCGAAGCGCCTGCCTTCCTCGACAATCTCTCCCAACAGGGCGTGCAGAACATTGCTCGGTTCCTTGTAGGGCAGGAAGGTGATGTTATCTCTTATGGCTCCGCCAGGAACATCAACGTCCCTGAACTCACCGGGCATGATCGGAGAATCATCGCCCTTGATGCGCAGTCCCCTGGACTTCAGGCCTCCCGGCAGGTTCGACAGGGTTCCGGCATCGACAAGCTGCCTGAGAAGCGAGGTTGCCGACTTGGCAATGCCGCCAATCAGGTGGATCAGGCCAAAACCGTAGAACCCAAGACCGGGCATGTACTGATAATGCACGAAATGCAGGCGCTTCATGCGCAACGCATCGTCCTCGTACCAGTTGCGCCGGATCGACAGGACGGAACTGCCCCCCTTGACCATGGTCACCACATAAGGCAGGGCGATACCGGTCTCGTCGCCGTCATCATCGGTATCCTCGTAGCCTTCAAGGTCGAGATCGACGTGCATCTCCAGCAAAACATAGCGGTCATCATGCTCGTAGGTGGGATTTTCCCCCTCAAGCTCGTCGTATTTCTCCTGAATATCGGAATAATCCGGCGCATTTGGCGACAGTTCGATGTCGCGATACAGGCCAGCGACCTGTAACTTGCGGATATCGTTGTGGCTTTTCCGCATCATGTGGGTGTAGCGGGAGGCCGTCAGGAGATCGGACGCCCCGTAACTGACAACGAAGTCCTCTGCCGGAACGAAATGGGAACAGACACGACCCATGTTGGGATCGTAATAAACCTTCTTGAAGGAGGAACCGGCCAGGGGCAGGGAGAACAGCATCTGCTCCGTTTCCGGCCTGAACTCCGTCATCTTCTCGGTCAGCAGGTAGTTCATGTGCTGCTGGATACGCTGCGCCTGCTCTTCCTTCTGGTCCGTTATCTCGCCAATAATCTTGGTCTTGACGGGACCGGAGGCAGGGAATAGCTCCATGATCGCCTGTGACTGGAAGCGGACCACGGCCTCGGTCAGGATCGGGTGATAGACACCGCAGGCTCCCGGCCATGGGGTTGTCCTGTCGTCGGCCTTCAGGCCAAGCAGATCAAGTCCCCTCGTATAGGTCCGTGCCCAGTCGGCGCGGGAATTACGGTCGCCTTCAAACTCCCCGTTCAACTGAGAGGCCAGCCGCCCCAACACGGTGTCCTCCATATGCTCGGCCAAGTTGGAATCGAAACCGTCATCACCGCCGGTCTCTCCGGAGCCGGGATCAAAGTCAATGACGACACCGCCGTCATCGGTGGAGATCGCCACCGCTTCTGGATTGACAACAGCAACCTCAAGCGCGGACCCCTCGGCGTCCACGTCAAGACCCCGAAGCTCTTCCTCCGTGACCGTACTGTCGGTGCGCGTGGGAGCCTGGGCGATGCTCTTGTCAATTGCCATTAACTAGACCTTCTTGATGGTCGATACCCAGTCAGCCGGGGGCTTCTGGGCAGTATCGGTAATCTGGTCCGCATAGGCATAGAACTTGGTGCCCTTGGTAGCAGCGCCGGTTCCCTTGATGGGTATCTGCTTGCGGGGAACCTGCTCACCTATGGTGCGCCCTATCACTCTCGGCTTATGCATATCCGTCTCCTAATAATATTCCGCCCTCTGCGCGGGCATTTCCTGATCTTCGTAATCGGAGGCAACGCGGAGGAAGCCGCCCTGCCGGAAACGCAGAAGCGCCTGCGTGCTACTATCGACAAGGTCGTCATGGGTGCCCACCGGAAAGGCGGCGAACTCCTCAATAACTTCTTCCGCCCAGTTCTTCTTCGGTGCCCAGACAATGCCGGAAGCGAACAGATCGCTGACCGCGTTTACTCTGGCAATCTTATCGTTCCCCCTCGACGGGGTAAAATCGCTGACCGGAATACCCATCTGCCGCAATTCAAAGATCAACGGCGAACCCGCTGCCTTTGCCTCAACGATGCAGGCGTCCGGCTCCCACTGGTTATAAGTCTTCTGGGCCACCTTCTTCAGTTCAGGAAACTCCATCCTGTCCTTGAAAGCATCCAACAGGATAATATTGGCAGCATCCGTGCCCAGATCATCGGGCCGATAGAAGACGCCCCATGTGGTGCAGGCCGAATAGTCAGACCTCTGAGTTTTCAGGAAGGCCGTATCCCATGACTGGATGATAAACTCGCAATCCGGAGGTTCGTCCTCTTCCCAGACACGCCACCAATCCCGCTTGATCATGGCCTGCTCTTCCGCCGTGGGGTCCTGCTGATACTGGGCAGACCACTTGGCGGCAGGCAGTTCGGCCTTCAACCTCTCCAGTTCATCCTTAGACCAGTATCCCGGCCACAGGGAATTGCCTGATGGCAATATAGCGGGAAGCTGTATGACCTCCCATTCGTCGGAGCCGTCCCTCTGCTGCGAGGACTTCAACAATTGACCGGTCAAATCCCGCTGATGCCAGCGGGTCATCACGACAACGATGGAGCCTCCTGGCTGCAACCGCTGACGGGGACCGGAGGTGTACCACTCGTAAACCGGATCAAAGACTGCCGGATCAGGAGACTTGGCTTCCTGTTCACTGTGCGGGTCGTCAATGATCAGCAGATCAGCACCCTTACCGGTGACAGCGCCGCCAACGCCGATGGCAAAATACTCGCCTTCCTCGTTGGTATTCCAGCGGCCTGCGGCCTTGCTGTCTTGACGCAGCTTCACACCTGGGAAAGCGGACTGAAAATCTTCTCTGCCGACGAGGTTCCTCACCTTGCGGCCAAAGCCCACCGCCAGTTCAGCGGTATGAGCAGTCTGAATAACCTTCCTTGACGGGTCTCTGCCGATAAACCATGCGGGCAGAAGATAGCTGGCGAACTCCGATTTTGTATGACGCGGCGGCATGTTGACAACAAGCCGCTTCAACTTGCCCTCGGCCACCCGCTCAAAGGCGTCGGCCATGATCTTGTGATGCGGGCCTTCGATGAAGGCTGGCCACACGCTCTTCACGAACGGCAGGAAGTTCCTTGCCACCTTCTCGCGGTTGGTCGCCTCTTCAAGGCGCTCCAGCAGGCCAAGGATTTCCTTCTGCTCTTCATAGGGAAGGGCAGCCGCTTTCTGGATATAGGCATCAAGCTGCGGATCGGATGTCGCCAAGAGGGAGGCCTCTCCACCAAATATGGTATACGTTTCCGTGTTTGTACCATAATGTGCCAATTGACACCGGTCTGTCAATATTGGCCAGCCAACTTTTATTTATGGAAAGGCCGTTCTACTACCGGCGTTCAAAAGACGTGAAATCAAATCTGGGATACACGTCCGCATCCCGCGACCAGACTTCATAACGGCAGATATGTGCGCAGGGTTCATCCCAGATGGCGACCGCGAGGGCGCGATCCGGTTTACCTTTTTTGCCAAGATAGTCTTCACGCCAGTCCATCATGGCGAACCGGCTGGGCCGGTACTTTAGGAACTGCGCCCGTCCCTTCTTGCAGGCCCACAGCCGCTCCGAACAGACCAGGGCCATGGACATCACGCCGATGCTGAAGGCATGATCGATGAACTCCCTTATTTTAGAAAACGGCGGGTTGGTCATCAGGATTGGCGACATCGGGGTATCATAATCAAAGAAGTCCTGCCCGGTAGAAATATCCGTTTCTATGGCCTCGACACCATGGGAGCGAATCGCCCTGGCAATCCGGCCATCCCCGGCGCAGGGTTCCCAGATCGGGATCGGCGGTCGGGCATTGCCCAGCCTGATGGCGTTGATCTGCACGTCGAGGAACTCCCGCGCCATGCGCTCCACGATTTTCTCTGGGGTGGGGTAAAAATCATGCTTTGCTCTCATGGATGCTGCCCATCCTGAACGGGACCGCAGATTGAGCGAGCCTGACCGGCATGTTTCGTAAGTTTTCCACGCGCACACAGCAAATTCACGATCCGGTAGGCCCCTGACTTGTTTTTTATACCGAGACCATCGGAAATTTCCTGGTAGCTTGGCCCATAGCCATGGCGCTCCCAGAAATTCAGAACAAAATCAAGGCATTGCTTCTGACGTTTTGTCATTTTCCTCCGCCTCCTTCTCCAGTTCTTCGGGGGTCTTGCCAAACAGGTTGACGTTGCCCGCTATGGTGATTCTTTCGCCATCCGCCACGAACGGATAGACGGTATGGTTCAGCCAGTGGGGGAAAATAACGAATTTCCCCGGCTCCGGAACGATATCCAGCACCTTCGGCGGCCTGAACTGCATTGGCCCACGCTGGGCGAAGGGTCCATTGAAGAACTTTATGCAGCCATCCAGATAACCGGATGAATTAAACAGGTTGGTGGCCTCATCATTGCGCATATTTTCCGGCACCCGCGTCCACAGCACAAAGGACAGCCCCCCTTCGGTATCACAACCATGGTCGTGCATGGGATTGTAGTCGCCTGAGAACATATGCACCGACCACAGGTCCTTGCACTGCGCCCCGACCCATGGAATCTCCCCGGTGAGGGAGGTTTGCTTGCCGAAAGCCTCGACATAGGTCATGGCAAGCTGCTCAACCAGGGCGTAGACCTTGCGGAATACGGGATTATCCCTGGATAACCCCAGTTGTTCGCCCCTTTTCATCTGCCCAACCAGGGTGTGGGCATGGCTGTCCCGGTTCTTGTCGGCTCTCAGGCGGTCAAGCTCCACATTCAGGGCATCGACCATCTCCATGGGGATGGTGGTCTGGCAAAGCATGAAGTCAATGATGGAAAACAGGGTGATTTGCGCCTCAAACGGCTTGAATACACCGTCGTTATCCTTTTCCGAAGGGGGTTTCCGCTTTTTCTTAGCCATCCATATACTCCTTCCGCCATTTATGCTGCGGGGTCAGAAAAGTTCTCCTTGGCGCTGCGCTTCCGCGCTATGGGCCAGGATGATGCGGTCAATGATGGTGGGCATCACAACTCCTTATTCGGTACGCCAGACACGAACCCCGGCATCAACGATACGGGCCTCAAACTGTTCGGGATACTTGTTATTGTGATAGTACATCACCGATCTGATACGAGCCAGTTTACGTCTCTTATCATCGGCAGCGGTAATGAAAAAGCTATCGCCTACATTCATCTGCCGCCAGGGATATTTATAGTTATAACGGCTATCTTGCGGGGCACCCGGCATCGGAACACCAGACTCTACGGGGAAATCAGGATATCGCATTGTCACCTCCAGTTTCAGTCAGTCGATAAAACAACATAGCGTAAACCTACTGCCAACGTCAAGGCAACTGCCAGAGAAACCTGATTTTATCCATACGGGGGGCGTGCGGACAATCCCTACACGATGGCCCTGCGTCTAGGGGATACGCCTTAATTTCCTGCCGGGGGATTAAAATGTTTTCAGGCATGTCTCTTAGTACTAGCTAGCCTATGGAGTACTAGCCTGTGTAGTACTAGCCATATTTAGTACATACCTAAAAAAT